CGCCGCGGTGACGTTCGACACGCCGTACGCGGCGCGCTTGCACGAGCACCCCGAGTACACCTTCAACGAACCCGGCACCGGCGGCAAGTACCTCGAGAACCCCGCGATGGAGAACTCGCGCGAGCTCGGGCAGATCATCGCGACGGAGGCTGGCCGTGGCTGACGCACCCGAACTGATCCTCCGCCGGACGCTCGCGCAGCTGCTCCACACGAACGCACTCGCCGTGTACGCACCCACCGGTGCCCTTCCCGCGCTCGGAGTGAAGCTCGACGGCGAGTTCCCGACCGTCGACGAGTTCACGTCGATCTCATCTCCACCGACGACCGCTGACGGATTCAGCGACAACGTCGTCTACCGGGCCCAGTTCTTCACTCGACGCATCGGCTCACCGATCGTCGTCGAGAAGTGGGCCAACGACCTCAAGGGAATCCTGAACCGCAAGGAGTACACGCCGAGCATTCTCGGGATCTCGTGGGCGTGGGAGATGTCCCGCACCTACTTCGAGAAGGACACGCAAGGCCGCGTCGGTGTCGCGGTCACGTATGGCTTCCGCGGCCGCGAGCAGTAGCACCCAGACCACCCCTTCAAGTGAAGGGGTTCGCCGCATTGGGCGGCATTCCCCATCCGACAGAAGGAGCACCAAATGAGCGATCAGACGCTTTACGACACGATGGCCCGCACCAGCGGTTCCCTCGCGCTCGCGCACCAGAAGGGCATCCGGTTCAAGAACGCCGCCGGCACCTTCATCAACATCACCGGCGACGTCAACAACCTCGCCCTCAACCCGACGCCGATCACCGTCCCGTCGGAGGTCTACGGCAACAAGTCGACCCCGGCGATGGACGTCATCGGCTACAGCTTCGCCCCGACGTTCACCGTCGAAGCGATCCGCGACCCCTCCACCAAGCAGATCGCCCAGGCGTGGCTGATCGAGTTGCTCTCGAAGGCGTTCGCCTCGGGCGCCGCCAACAAGGGCGAGTTCCAGCTGTTCGACCTGCTCGACGAGAACGTGCCCGCGTTCGAGGGCAGCTTCTCGGTCAGCGTCACCGAAGGCGCCACCGGATACCAGGACAAGGGCACCTACGCCTTCACCCTGAACTCCGACGGCATCGTCGACCAGATCACCTCCCCGGTGGCCGGCGACGGCACGCCGCTGATCGAGTCCGTCGGCCCTGCAGGTCAGGCCGTCGGCGAGCAGGTCGTCATCCGCGGCTACAACTTCACCGGAACGACCGGCATCACCATCGACGCCCAGGCGGTCGGCACGGCGACGGAGGACTTCACCGTCGTCGACGCCAACACCATCGTCGCGACGATCCCGGCGACCGTCGCTGGCGCAGCGGAGGTCATCGTGACCAACGCGGCTGGCGCTTCGGACGCGTTCGCGTACACCGCCGCAGCGTAACCATCCGGGGCGCCCGCAGTGGTGGGCGGGCGCCCCACCTCACCGCACAACCGGAAGGCGACCATGATCACCGCATCAACGGAGGGCAGGAACCTCCACCTCACCGTCGAAGGCATCGACGAACCTTTCATCGTGAAGCCTCTGCCCGGCAATGCCGGATACCAGCTGACCGACACGTTCCTCCGCACGAACGTCGGCCAAGCATCCCCTGACGAGATGTCCGAAGCGCTCGCCATGGCCCTCGACGGGGGCGTGAAGGACGGCGACCGATGGGTGGCCGTGCGCGACGAGCTGCGCTTCAACTCCAAGCGCCTCGGCGACGACGTGTCACTCGGCGAAGCGGAAGACATTGCTATGGCTGCCCTCATGTGGCAGACCGTGCTGCAAGACGTCGGCGTGAACATCTACCTCTCCAGCGGGGGAGGTGTGGAGGGCCTCTCAAAAGCGACGGGGGCTCTGGTCGCCCGTATGGGTCTCTCGAGCCAGCTGACATCGCCCAGTTCGGCATTGGAAAGCCTGATCCAGCTTCAGGGATCTATCCCGAGTACGTCTTCCCACCCGGATGGCGCGAAGCCCGGGAAGCAGCCGCAAGACAGGCGACCCAAACAGCCGCGCCAGAACGCTCGCTGACGGCCCGTGAGTTCTGGACTCTCGCGCTCCCCCAACTGTTCCGCGAGCTCGAAGTCGACCTCGCCCAGCATCACCTGATCTCGGATCTCGACCTGGCCCTCGAGACGCGCACCTGGCACTACATCCGCTCCGCGATCGAGCGGGCCTCCCACATTGACGGCACCTGGATCCGGAAGGCGGTGACCGCGCATGTTCGAAGCCGGCTCCCTGATCTTCCGCATCCAGACCGTCGGGGCGGGCCTATTCAAGACTGAACTTCAGCAGGCCGACGAAGCGGCGAAGAAGGCCGCGAAGTCGATCAGCGAGTCGGCGAAGTCGATCAGCGAATCGGCCAAGTCGACGCGGGAACTCGGCAACCAGTCGAACTACCTGCGGCCGAAGCTCGCTCAGGTCGGCCAGGAGATTCGCGGCATGTCGGCGGAAGCTCGGCAGTCGTCGCGCGAGGTCGGCGGTGCGATGTCGATCATCGGTGCGGCGATCGTCGCCACGGTCGGCCTCACCGTCAAGGCGGCCACCGATTGGGAGACAGCCTGGGCCGGAGTCCGCAAGACCGTCGACGGCACCGACGAGGAACTCGCAGGCATCGAAGCCGGTCTGCGGTCGATGTCGAAGGAACTCCCTGCCGCGCACGGCGAGATCGCTGCTGTCGCTGAGGCCGCAGGTCAGTTGGGTGTGAAGTCGGCCGACATCGTCCGCTTCACCCGAACGATGATCGACCTCGGCGAGACGACGAACCTCACGTCGCAGGAAGCGGCCACGTCGCTCGCGCAACTCATGAACATCATGCGCACCGCGCCGGAGGATGTCGACAAGCTGGGCTCCGCGGTGGTCGCGCTCGGCAACAACGGTGCGTCGACGGAACGCGACATCGTGCAGATGGCGCAGCGCATCGCCGGTGCGGGTGAAGTCGTTGGGCTCACCGAAGGTGAAGTGCTCGGCCTGGCGAACGCCCTGTCATCGGTCGGCATCGAAGCTGAGGCTGGCGGCTCGGCGGTGTCGAACATCATGATCGACATCAGCAAGGCCGTGTCGGCTGGTGGCGACGACCTGCAGGAGTGGGCGCGTGTCGCCGGCATGTCCGGTGACGAGTTCGCACGCCGCTGGAAGGCCGACCCTGCCGAAGCGCTCGCGACCGTCATCGAGGGCATGGGGCAGCTGAACGCGTCCGGCGGTGACGTGTTCGCCATGCTCACCAAGCTCGGCCAGTCCGACATCCGCGTCACCCGTTCGCTGCTGAGCTTGGCCGGAGCGGGCGATCTGTTGCGTAACTCGCTGCAGCTCGGCAACGAAGCGTTCGCGGAGAACAACGCACTGCAGATCGAAGCGGAGAAGCGGTACGAGACCACGGCCGCGAAGGTGTCGATGGCACGGAACTCGGTGGTCGACATGGCCATCGAGCTCGGAGAGCATCTTCTGCCGGCGGTCATCGCGGTCGCGGAGGGTGTCGGCAACTTCGCTGACTTCATCGGCGGACTGCCGGAGCCGATTCAGGGCGCGATCGCGATTCTCGCGTTGCTTGCCGGTGGCATCACCCTCGCTGGTGGCGCCGCTCTGCTCGCCTTGCCGAAGATCATCGAGTTCCGGCTCGCGGTCGCTTCACTCGCAACGACGATGCCTCTCGCAACTGGCGCCGCGAAGGGTTTCGCGTCGTTCCTTGGCGGGCCGTGGGGTGTCGCTATTGCCGCGGCCGTCGCCGGTCTCATGCTTCTTGACGCCGCCCTCAAGGCCGGTCAGGCGAGTAGCGAAGAGATCTCGAACTCTCTCACTACTGCTCGACGCTCTGCCGACCAGTTCTCAACGCTCGGGCAGGGCAAAGAGATCGTCTTCTTCCGCGACGTCGTCGCCGACCTCGAGAACATGTCCGACATGCTTGGCAAGGTCCAGCACGAGAACGACAACATTTGGGCCCGCTTCACCGTCGAAACACACGGCTTCCGCGCTGCTGTGAAAGAGGCAGGCGCTGAGTTGGCGGTCCTCGCTGATGCCGACCTGCCGAGCGCACAGAAGGCGTTCCAGACCTTCACCGAAGGCCAGAACCTCTCGAACGCAGAACTGTGGACCCTCATCGACACGATGCCCGAGTTCCGCGATGCGCTCATCGAGCAAGCGACCGCGCTCGGCATCAACGTATCGAGCACGGAGGATCTGACCTCCAGGCAGGCCCTTCTCGACATCGCTATGGGCCGCGGCGCGGGGCAGACGCAGTCTGCTGCAGATGCGTACGTCGAAGCCGCGGAAGGCGCCCGCGATCTCGAGCGCGATCTCGAGTCTCTGCTCTCTCTGCTCGACGAGGCGAACCAGACCAACCGCGACGCGATCACGTCAAACCTTGATTACAAGGACACGCTGGCTGAGGTTGATGAAGCGATCCGTCTCGCCCGGGAGGGCGTCGAGGGCTATGCCCTCGGGCTTGACGAGAACACCCAAGCCGGACGTGACAACATGAACATGCTCGTGGGGCTCGCAGACGACGCCTATGCGGCCGCGGAGTCCCAGTTCGCACTCGATGGCAGCGTGCAGGGGCTGAAGGATCGTCTCGACGAGTCGCGCGAGGCGCTCATCACTCGCGCGATGGACTTCGGCTACACCCGTGAAGAAGCGGTGAAGCTCGCCGATCAGATCCTGGGAATGCCGACGGAATACGAACTGGATGTGCTCGCGGACACGGCCGCTGCAACCTCTGCGATCAACGGGTTCATCTCGTCATACAACGGCCGCTCGATCATGCTGCGTGTTGGCGCTCAGGGGCAGCAGACCTACTCCCGTGATGGGCAGACGTTTTATCAGGCCGAAGGCTCGGTCCGCACAGCTGCGGACGGGTACGCAGAGCCCATGTCTCACCAGGCTGCGCAGATCCGTCGCGGCGGCTCGTACGTCCTATGGGCTGAGGACGAGACCGAGGGTGAGTCGTTCATTCCTCACGCGAAGTCGAAGAGGTCGCGATCTGAGCGACTGCTGGCAGAGACCGCTGAACTATTCGGCGGCACCTACATTCCAGCCGGAGCGAAGGTTGCCGCGATGGCGGATGGCGCTATCCAGTCGAAGCCTTCGCGCGCTCCGGCGACCATCGTCGGGGATCGCCCGATGAAGCTTGACGACGAGTCCATCAGCAAACTCGCGGATGCTCTGCGGCGCGGCAACCGCGCTGACGACTGGAGCAGGGGGGATGCCTGATGGCTGATGCGAACACTGGCACCTCTGGCCTTATCCGCGTCACTGCCTCGATCGTCGACCAGTCGGCTGAAGGTCTGTGGTGGGACATTGCGTGGTCGTTTCAGCTGATCGAGCGAGTCTCCGCAGGGTCGACCTTCACAAACATTCCGAAGGACTGGAACGTCTCGATCGAGGGCGTCGGCGTCGTCGCGTCGGGCACGTACACGTTCGACTGGCGCCCGGCTGGTCTGCAGTCGCAGACCATCGCTTCGGCGACCACCCGTGTGACGGCTCCGCCCAGCGGCTCGGGTGCTGGCCTGGGTGACGTCACCGGCTATATTGCAGCGTCGGGCACGTCGGGTGCTGGCGGGCCCACGTCGGTCACTCAGTCGGTCACTCCGCCGACCTTGACCGTGGTGCCGGGAACACCGTCTGCGGTGACAGCGACGCGTGTGTCGGACACGGAGATCACGGTCGCGTGGTCGCAGTCGTCGGCATCGAATGGTGCGCCGACGGCTAACACCATTCAGCGTCGCGTCAACGGTGGCGACTGGGTTGACGCTGTGACGATCGCGCCGACGACGTCCGCGTCGGTGTCGGCGGCTGCCGATCAGAAGCTCGAATACCGGGTGAAGGGTTCGAACGCAGCTGGTGACTCTGCTTGGTCTGCGGCGTCGACGGCGATCTACACGACGCCCGACGCACCGACGGCTGTGTCTGCGTCGAAAGACTCTGCGCTGGACATCACGGTCGCGTGGACTCCGAACGTCGCATTCGTCGAGCACGAGCACGTGGTCGAGCACGGCGTCGACGTGGCAGGCACGATTACGTGGGATGGGTCACCGCTCGCGGTGGTCACCGCGGGTACGTCCACGTACCCTGACGAGGATCCTGACCCGGCTGACGTGCACGTGTACCGGGTGTTCGCACGCAACACCGACACCGGTGCGCTGGAGTCGGCGAAGGTGCTGTCGAACACGGTGCAGCTGCTGGCCGCTCCCAACGCTCCCACGTTGGCGAACCTGCCGAACTTCGCCGCGAAGACTCTCGCGCTCGTCGTGGGGTGGACGCACAACCCTGTCGACACGACTGGGCAGACAGCCTACGAGCTCGAGTACTCGACCAACGGTGGCTCGTCGTACACGTCGACGGGGAAAGTGACCTCGACCACCCCTTCATACACGGTCGCTGCTGACACGTACGCTGCCAACGTTGCGCTGACGGTGCGAGTGCGCACATGGGGCGAAGCAACCACGGGCGGTTCCGACGGCACGGGCGCGTCGCCATGGTCGACGACGGACACGGTCACGTTCAAGACGCGGCCGGTCGCGACGATCTCCAGCCCCGCCGACCTGTCGACGTACACGCTGGCTGATCTGACGCTCGCCCTCGGTTTCTCGCAGGCCGAGTCAGCGACGTTCGTCAGTGCGACCATCGTGCTGTCGGAGGGTGCGACGGAGCTTGAGTCGCGCCTGTCGACCACTCTCGCCGGCACCCTGATGGACACGCAGGTCGAGGACGCAAGCACCTACACCCTGTCGGTGACGGTGCTCGACTCGAACGGGCTCACCTCTGTCGCTGTGGAGTCCACGTTCGACGTGGCGTACACGAAACCTGTCGCGGCAACGTTCACGCCCACCTACGACGAGGAGTCGGGCACGGTCGAGCTCGCGGTTACGATTCCCGCGGCCGGCGTTGGCGAAGCTGAAGCGGTCGCGGTCACGATCTCCCGAGTGATCAGTGGCGGGCGAGAGACCCTGAGGGCCAACTATCCGGTGACGCCGGGCAGCATCACCTTCATCGACACGACGCCTGTCACGTTCGGGTCGAACCAGTATCGGGTGCGGACCATTTCTGAAGATGGCGCGACGACCGACACGGTGTCGACTCTCGCAGTGACGGACAGGCAGTGGGCGTATCTGAGCACGGGTGATGCTTTCGACACGATCGTTCGATTCTCGCGACGCCTGACCTTGGATTCATCGGTCGGACGACAGTCCACGGAAGTGGAGACTTCCGGGCGAGAGTTGCCGATCGGCTTGTTTGGCGAGAACGTGAGCATGGTAGCCCGTGGCGTCGCAACAGTCCTCGATGATGAAGTGGCGACGCTCGTCGCGGACGGCGGTTCGTCTATCGGCGAGATCGAACAATTCCTCCGTGTTGCGAAGCGGGTCTGCTACCGCGACCCGACGGGCCGACGCATTTTCGGCCGCGTCTTGGGCTCATTCAGCAATCGCGACGGTGCGACCGCAGACTTCGTCTTCACGGTCTCGGAGAACTCTTGATCTCCCTGCCTACGGGAGTCATGCCCGTACGCGACCTCACGACCGAGGAGATTCTGTACGGCGCCCGGGACACCCGTTTCCGGTTCGAGATCCTCACCCATGACTCTGCAACGGGTGTCGACTCTCTTGCCGGCTATCTCGATGGCGTTCAACCGTCAGGCGGATTGAACTGGGTGGCGGGTAACGCAAAGTCGGGCACGATGACGGTGACGGACGTGGCCGTCGCGAAGCCCGGCCTGACTCGCATTGCCGACGTGGATCTGAAGACGGCCCGCATCCGTCCCGTGCGCATCGTGGAAGGCCTGCCGGAGACGCCTCTGTCGGTGTACGTGCTCAACGCGCAACCGGAGAAGTGGCGCGGCACAGGCCGCACCTACGAGTTGATCCTCACGGACAAGACGACGGTGCTCGAGCAGGATGCCGTCGCGGAGTCGTTCACCGCCGCCACGTCTGAGCCCATCCTGGAGATCGTCGCTGACGTCATCGCCTCGGCGGGGGAGGCGATCAGCGTCGACGGGTCCGACACCCGCACTCTCTCGGTCGAGCAGACGTGGGAGGCGGGCACGCCAAAGCTCACGATCGTCAACGACCTGCTGCGCGACTCGCTCGGCTACTTCGCCCTCCGCGTCGACGGGCAAGGCAACTTCCGCGCCGAACCCTACGTGGAGCCCGCGAACCGTTCGATTCGCTACTCGGTGCTGAACGGCGTCGACGGGAAACCGTTGGTCCGTGAGCTGCGCGACGGTGACCAGTCGATCTACGCACCCGAGTGGACTCTCGACCGAGTGTCCTACGACATCCCCAACCGGGTGATCGCCGTCCAATCAGGCACCGGCGACGCGCCTGCCCTGGTCGGTGTGGCGACGAATGAGAACCCGGACTCTCCGTTCTCGACGGTGAGCCGCGGCCGCGTCATCACGCCGAAGAGCGGGCCGTTGACGGTGGACGTGCCCGACTTCTCTGCAGAGGGCGACCCTGCAGCGGCTGCGATCGCGTTCCTCGAAGCAGCTGCACGCCGCTCCCTCATCGCACAATCATCCCGACAGTCCACCGTCGAGATCGACCACCTACCGATCCCGTGCGACGTGCTCGACGCGCTCATGTTCTCCAACGTGCCTGCCGGCGTCGACGCACGCCACACGCTGCGATCCACGTCGATCCCGTTCACGTTCAACGGCATGCAGAAATCCGTCCTTTCGGAGGTGAACGCACTGTGACCATGAGGCGGGGGATCGTCACTGCAATCTCACCACTGCGCATTCAGCTCGACGGCGACACCACTCCGCTTCCGTTGACGCCCGAATCGCTTGTGAACCCTGCGGCGCTCGCCGTGGACGATGTTGTGCGGTGCGTCGTGGTGGATCGTCGCGTGGTCATCTTGGGGCGTTCGGGTGGCGACTTCGACCCTGCCGTGTTGACTGCGCTTGCTGGTGATGTCGCTGACTTGGCTGGTGATGTTGCACCGCTGGTGGCACTTGAGCCGCTTCTGCTTCGTGGTGTCATTCCGTCGTCAGTGGTAGTCGGCTCAGGTTCTGCCTCGGTCGCGGCGGATGGAACGGTGACGTATACGGGCGTGTCGAGCGTGTCGCTCAATGATGTGTTCGGCGGACTCGGAGCTGACATCTACGAGGTCGTCGCATGGATGGTCACCTCAACGGGCGCGACCGTAGGCTGTCGGGTTCGATCGGGAGGCGTTGACGACTCAGGCGCGAGCGACTACGTGCGAACAGCCGTCTACACGACCTCCTCCACTGGCCCGCTTCGCTCATCAGCGTCGTCGAACGCCTTTGGTCTTTTCGTTCCGACTAGCGCTGGCACCGGCTCGGAAGGTGCCGGTCGAATGACGGTGTTCAACCCTGGTGGAGCCACACCGACGCGAACTGAGTTCAGCCTTTCGGCTCGGGTCAGTACGGGCGATGTCTGGCAGTTGGTCGAATCGTGCCGCATGAACACAGGCGCGGTCGATGGTCTCACTCTGTTCGCCAGCGCGGGCACGATGACCGGGTTTGTGAAGGTGGTGAAGGTCGCATGACGGTTCAAGATGTGACCCCGGAGAGTTCAACGGCCCCGATCTATCTCGATCCCACACCTCTCGTCCCGAGCGACGTACCCAACCTCGACGCGCTCGTCGCCGAGCAGGCATCTGCGCGCGCAGCGGCCGTCACCAAGCTCGTTGCTCTCGGGCTCACTGAAGAAGAAGCCCTGGCCCTCGTCGGCGGCTGAGCCAAACCACACCGACTCAAGTAACAGCCC